ACTCAACGCAATGGTGAAACTTTGCAAATGATTGGCCCTGAAGTTGGCGGTCGAATCGACATCGACGGCGGGGGTATGACAGGCGGCAAGAAACAAATTAGACAGGTTGGCGTGAACCCGAGCCTTTACACAAAAATTGCTGCAAACTTTGCAGGTGTTAAGACTGCAAGAGTCAACTCTGGCTATCTAGAAACCAGTTCAAAGTTGACACAAGACACTGACGGCACAGATATTTTGTTTATTAATGGAGGCACTGTTTGCTTTGAAAACAGTGCGCAGCATCCCGGTGGCACTGAAATTACAGATGGCGAGTTGCTTTGGAAGAGTGACCAAGATATTGGAACAAACGACACAACTTTTCTTGATATTTTTGGTGGCCGTGTAGATGTATCCAAACACAAAAAAGTAGGCAACCTTATTGTTCGATCTGCAACAGTCTTTGCAGGAGAACTAGACATTTCATCAGACCAGCCTGTCACTCTTGATAATGAACAGGATACTGGTGCAGTTACCTACGCTGGACAAATCATCACAAGTAAAGCACACGCCCAGCAGACTGGTTCGTCTGGGGCTAATTTTGCTTCTAATGTTGGATCGGTTCGTTAATGGCACGACCAGACCGACAGCGTAAAGGCAAAGATGGCAAGCCGGAACAGGTTAACCGGGACCAAAGGTACTTCTTCAACTATCAGACCGGCAAAAGGGAGTTGCGCCGTGAATTTAGACCCGATTACGATCCGGGTCCAAACCCGCTAGCAGTCAAACAGTTTCCTGATCCGTTGCCAGACGGCATGGTTCCAAAGCGGCCCGATCCAAAACCATTTGAGTTACCTTCTGATTATCCGGATGCGCCAAAGGGGCTGCCACCAGTTCCAGACTTTGTAAAACAAATGGAGCAGCAGCGAACCCAATCGGGTCTTAGACAACGGCTTGAGGAAAAAAGAAACCAAAAAAGGAAAGAGACAGCGTTTAGAACCGCTAGTGATCGACGCAATAGCCGACGAGTTGGCACTCGCGTATTCAGAGACCCTGCAAATTTAAACCGATACTTGAACCGGTTGGACAGAGAACGTGACCGAAGTGAAGTCCGAACTCCTGCAAACAGAAAAATTGACGACATGGATGACACCATTATCAAAAGCGATGATGGTCAAGCCTTTCGCTACGACGCAGAAATTGATGGGTTCACTCCTGTAAGGTTTAACCCTGAAACCAACCAATACGATTTTGATGGGCCAAAAAAAGAAGAGCCAACCGCACCCGGCAAATTCAGTACGGCTACCAAAGAAGCCCAACAAGAATTTGACAAACAGATGGCAGAGTTGCGCAGGCTCTCAGATACAGACAAACAGTTTGGGGATATGTACTCAGATTTGCAAAGTGAGTACATGGAGGTTTTGCGCGACCCTAATTTGCGTCCTGAAGAGAGAGAAGCCCAACTGAATGACTTGTTTGATCGTGGGGCAGCGACTTTTGAGCAAACTAGTGGTTTCCGGCGCGCTGCTGCTGAAGCAGAACAACAGCAAAGATCGCAAGCGGCGAAAGTCAAACAGGCTGAAAAATTGGAATTTGACAACCGGCGGGCTGTAGAAGCAAAAGAAAAAATTCGTCGAGATCAAGAAAATGCGCGGTACGAAGACCGAAGGGTTAGGCAAAAGCACAGCGCAACTACGCAAGAACTTGACAAGGCGTATGCCGATTACAAGAAAGGGTTTGAAGCCACGCAGGAAACGGATTTCTTTTCAGATACATCCGAAAAACCCCTCTCTATGGAGGAGTTCACTGCTCAACACTATCGGCGCATGCACGAAGACGAAGAGATTTCAGACCAAATCCGAGACACGGACGGCCGGATTGCAATTATCGAAACAGAAATAGGTCAGTTAGAGGGCGAAGATCCTATGGCCTACCGGGACACGCTTACTGAAATTTATGGGGCAGGCAGGCAGGAAGAAGCAGACGCAGCATTCCAAGACTACCTAAACACTAGATCGGCAAGAATTGCTGGTGCAAAACGGCGACTTAACGAAATGAAGGCTGTGCGCAGAGATTTGGTAAACAGCAAATCACTGGTGTATGACGAAAAATACAGGTCTGCCGCAGCACAGCAAGATCGCAAAGCGCGAAACCTTGAAGCGATCAACGAGTCTCGTAGGGTGCAAGAAGAGGAGCGGGTGGGACTTGTTGGCGGACTTTACCGAAGCGGTCGGCAGATAGAAGAAATTCAAGAGGGAACAAGGGAAGTAGCCAGAGGCACAGAGAAACTCGCCACGCGAGAGGCCATGTTGCAGCGTGACAGCAACCCGATGAGTCCGACCTTTGGTCAGTCCACGAGAATTGATTCTCCGGAGTACATCAGGGATCTTACTGGTGACCGGACACTGCTTGGTGATTTGCGCAGACTTGCCGAGTCTGAGAAAAACATGGACAAGCGCAAAAAGTACGGTGGTGAACAGGTTTATCGAGAGAAAAGAATGCGCGCAATTAAGGCTATTGAAGGCGTAATCCAGAAAGAAAACCCCGCCGGCTCTGACGGTTACTCGGCTATCCAAGATCCGCAAGAACTGCGAAGACAGGCGGCAGATCGATTTGCGCAAATCATGCGGTTTGAGCAAAGCCTCAGCGAAGAGCAAATGGGAGATAGAGGCTGATGAGCCAAATCCAAAACCCAGAGCAAACTCCAGAACCGACACCCACTCCGCCACCTCCCCCAACGTTTGACGACAAGGTCAACACGTTTGCGCAACAAAGGCAAGGTCGTCGTTTTTATACTGGGCAAGAAAACACCATAGGTGACCAAGAGGTTGCTGAAGCCAAGATGTCAGCAGGCATGGCTCAGATCAACGCCATGACTCGGGGTATGGAGGAAGCCCAGAATGTACAGCGCAAGGTAGAAGACCCCAAAAACAAGGCTGTGCTTGAAACAGAAATGTTTCAGCGCGACATCCAGTTGCAGGCACGCAACGAACGGGAGCGACTGAACTCCCGATTTAACATAATCAAAGATGAATACATTGACCTGCAATCCTCGAAAATTAAAAAGGTCTACGCTGACCCTGATCTCAGTGAGTCTGAGAAGCACGACGAAACGCAAAAACTGCGCAAGTTGACCAAGAAACATGTCTCTACTCGATACGAGTTAGACGATGTAGTTCGAGAGGGTCGCGTCTACAACCCTAACCAGTTTGTGAGCGTCCCTGTGCAAGACGACGACGGCAACTACGTTGGCCGTGCTAGACTCAATCGGAAACACTTTGACCAAACCGGCGATGCAATTCCAAACTCGGTCACAAAAAAAGAACTTGATGAAATGGGCCACAAGGCCAACGAAGGCGAATTCATCATGTTCGATCAAAACTCTACGCCGAAACAGGTGTTTAGTTATCTAAACCGCAACGGTGACGGCACAAAACTTGCACAGTATGCAAAACATTTGCACGACCTCGACATTCTGTACAAGCGGGAAGACGACTCTCTGACCAGACTTGGCAATGGCTTGTCGTATATCTTGAACCCTACAGATGGAGTGTTGTCCGTTGCGACTACAAACCAAATTGGCAGTGTCATTTCTGTAGTTGATGACCTTATTGGTGGGCGGCTTGGCTTTGACCTAATGGCAAACCGCAGAGAATTTGCAAACGTTTTCTTTGACGATTTTGCTACTCAGGCTGGGTCAGCAGTTGCACAGGCTTTGCCAGCACTTACTGCTGTTGCTGGCACTGCGCTCATAACTCGGAACCCATTCGCAACGGGAACTGTTGCTCGTGCCGGCCTCACACAATTGGCTGGTCGTGCCATTCTCAACGGTACAAAAGGCATGTTCTTCAACGGCATGGCGTACCTTGCCTACAAAGGAGACTTTGAGGCCGAATACCTTAAGCAAGGTCTTACTCCAGAACAGGCAAAACAAAACGCATACCTTGACGCGGGCGCGGGGATGCTTGCAACCGTGTTGTCTACAAAGTTGCTGGCTGGCACGACATCTTTCCTGTTTAAGAATCAGGTTTTTAGAGATACCTTCATTCAGTCCGCTCGGTTTAAAACCGCACACATTATGGGTACAGGTTTTACCCGTGAAGCAATCCAAGAAGGTATGGATGAAGCCTTTCACACAGCATTGACTGCTGTTGCAGACAGAGCCGATTTGTTTGGTGATCGGGAAGATGGTGACTTCCTGATTGGTGCAAGAGAACTTTTGCTCGCTGCAACTGCTGGCGGTGTCATTGGTGGCACGTTTGGTGCTGCACTTGACATGGTGTCTGTTACCAATGCGATTGATGCTGAATTCAAACGTGGCAAATTCCCAACAGTGGGCCAAGAAGCGCGATACCCAGACGGTACTCCTATGGGGTATGTTGACGGTAAAGACTTTTTTGATGCAAAGACCGGGGAAAAAATTGACAACCCAGATGCGGTAGACCCAAACGATGAGGCAGGCCGGACTTTTAGAGAAAGCCGCAGCCTGCGTCAAGGCAAAGTCGCCAAGGTAACTGAGGCAAACCAAGGTAGGTTTAAAAGAGAATGGGAACGAAAGTTCTACCAAAACTTTGTGCGCCAAGACATCGAAGAGTCACAGACCGCTGAGAGACACCAGTTCTTGAAGGCTGCTGTAGACCAACTACGCGCATTTTCAGAGGGGAAAGGTGTCGATGTTGACATGTTTGGAAACCCTACTGAGGTCTACAAAGGCAAAGGCCCGGCAAAGGGTCAGCGCAAAATTGATTTGGCGAGTATGGACGCTGAACTTGCGTATTCTTTGGCAGGAAGAACGCCTCCCAACGAGCAGCGGCTGGGAGAAAATCAGACTGATAATGGGACTCGGGGCTTCGAGCCGTTGCAAGGAGACTCGCGCAAAGACTTTGAGCGTGCAGGTTTGGGCTGGCTTGCCAAAGGATTGAACCAAGAGCAGCGTTCCACGTTGCGCGCAAGAGCGCAAGAAAGTGTAACCCGTCTAGAAAACAGGACAACCAGACAGGACGCACGAACACAGGAACTGCTTGACCAAGCCCAAAAAGCGTACGGTGGGTCTGTTCCTCTTATGGTCGAGGCAAAAGTTAGGGCGCAAGCAGAGCGTGACGTAGACGCTGAAATTGCTCGTGAGACTAGCGCAATGGCATGGTTGGGTCGTGCAAAATCAGGTGACTCTCGATACGAAAAGGTTGGCCCAAGAAAACCGCACCCCGGCACTCCAAGCGCAGAGGGGATTATTCAAGCGGCAAACGAGGCAAGACTTCCCCTTCCAAAACAAGGTGACACTGACTTCCGGGAAGAAAGAGTGGCTGACCCCGCCACTGTTGTTGCAGGTGTTGTTAATCGTGCTGTAAATGCTGGGAAAGTAAAGGGAGAGTCGGTGCCTCCCCCAACAGAACTGGCGCAAGAACTGCAAGACGCTATGGCACAGGCCGGCGTGCCAGTGGTGTTTGTTACAGAACTAACTGGCGACGCTGCTGTGCGTGATGCAGATACAGGTGTGATACTTGTCAACGCAAAAGTCTTTGCCGAGGCAGAAGCAGCAACTGAAGCAAACCCTGAAATGCAACGCCGATTAGACGCAATGATCTCTTCAGTGTTTGCTCACGAGTTTACTCACACCTTGCAGGCAGAACATCCCCAAGCGTACGCTGCGTTAGTGCAAGGTCTAGGGGATGCAAACCCTGACCTTATGATGCGTGCAGCCAAAGAGTTTTTGCGTCGTCGCGCCCAAGCAAAAGCAAAATCACAAGGCATAAATCTACCTGAAAACCAAGACTTCACAGATGCTGAAGCATTGGAGTTGCTCAAAGAAGAACCCGGGATGGCGAAAGAAATTGCGCCGTACGCAGTTGAGTTGTTGGTAGGCGGTGAGTACACCACCGAGGGTGGGGTTGTGCAAGAAAGCACTGAAGCAGAGGGTGTCGCTGCAAACAAATCCCAGATGAGCGCACTTGCCAATGCTTTCCGTGGAATGAAGCGCAACAAGTTTACCAAGATGGTGTTCCGTTTGCGCAACATGTTTAGTTCGTTTAGGGCGCACGCCAGCCTGTCAAAGGCTTGGAAGTCCATGAAGTCTTGGGATGCGTTGATTGACGCATTTGAAATGGCTGGTGCTGAAGGCAAAGCATTTACAGACCAAGCCCTAGCCGGTAAGCCGAGGCCACAACTAGACTCTCCAGATGCACGCGGGCCACCCGCTTTGCCTGAAGGTGATACCGCTGATGCAGAGGGAGCAGCCACGGCGATGGCGGCTGATGCTTTGCAGGATGCGGTTGACCTCGATGACGCTGAAACTCTTGCGGAAGGTTTGAATGCCGCTTTTGCTGAAGCCAATGCTGTAGACAGCATAGATGCTATTGCTGAACGCAAGGCTGCCGATCTTGCGCCGCAAGGACAGCAGATGGAGTTTGACTTCCCGGACGAAGCGCCGTCTCGGCCTGCGTTTGAAGGAAGGGGTGCGCCTGCATCCGTTGAGACTCGCGTTGACACTATGGACCGAGTCAAGTCTGGCGCGCGCAAAAAGCAGGCAGAAGAACTTGGCGACCAACTTCGCACCGATGGCAAGTTTGCTTTGGACAATGCAATTTTCCGAGCAAAAGCAAGAAGCGGCAACAAGATCCCCGGCGACATTTTAACTTCACCAATTTTTGGTGAAAACTTGGAGGGAATTGCTGACGATATTGGCCTTCTACAAGATGTTGTTGAAGAGCGGCAGGTTGCGGGGATTCTTAATGCGCACCTTCATGCTGCTGGTATTGCTGAACGTTTGACCAACCCCGAACCCACGAGGGAGCAGGTTGTTCGCAACATGATTGAAGACATGTTGGCTCAAGATCCAGAAGGGTACGAGGGCATCATGTCAGACCTAATTCGGTACGCTCGTGACGAAGGCGGGATGTCGCAACTTGATGCTGAAAACTTTGTTGTCCGCGCAAAGAACAAACAGTTCATTCAAGAAGACGAAGTGGTATTTGAGGAGTCCGGCCAGTTTGCAAACGTTATTGAAAACCAACTGAGTGACTACGATCCAAAAGAGGTAAAGACATCAGACGAACATGACTTTGATGATGGGGAATTCAACAGTGATTCTTCACTTTTAAAAACCAACTTCACTAAGCCTTTTGTTCCTGAAAAAGTTTTTAGAGTGGTGCGGGAACAGGCGGGCAAACCAAAAATCAAAGTCCAAACTCGTGGTTCTATAAAGCCATACAGCACTGACGCAAACGGCGCACTTGCTCCAACTCCTGAAGAACTTAAGGATGCTGTTGCTGTTGTTGGTCGCGTGGAATTTAACCTTAACGAAACCAAACTCAGAGAACTTGAAGAGAAAATACAAGCGGGCAACGCAGACGCATCAGACATGCAGTTGGCGCAAGACTTAGATCAAGCAGCGTTTGCATATATGGCATCTGAAAATGCTAAAATCGCTCAACAAACCATCCCTAGACGAAGAGGTAGTTTTTCTAATATCGACGAAATCGACGTTGACTTAGAGGATAGTGATGTCGCAATAACAATAGAGTTGCCCAAGAACCCTGTTCCACAGGGCCAACAGACTCTTCCGCCCTACTCGTCACTGTCGCTTGCCGAAGTAACGGCAAAAGAAGATGCCGAGTGGGCGGAGATCCAGCAAAAGCAAACTGAGTTTAAACCAGACGGATCGCCAAGGTACAAGAGACTGTTCAACAAAGATGCAAACGGCAACCCTGATCCAAACAATCCTAAAACCCGGGATCAACTATTAAGAAGAATTGCTAAACAGGCTAGAGAAAAGTACGAAAAAAGCGGTTTGGTATTGCCAGATACCTTTCAACTCAGAATTGTTATGAACAACGATGGGACGATTATTTTTACCAATGACATTGCGGGTAACCACGATGTTATGGCAGACATTGGAATGACACCGTTCCAAACTAAATTGGTAATGGGCCATGTGGAGCGTACCATTCAGAGAATGTCCGAACTTGGGTGGGGCAAAAGAGAGGTCAACTACTCTACATCTACATACGCTGGTGGCCGATCAAAAACATACCGCCGGTTTGCATTTACATCAGCGGGACGTTTGCACCTTCAACACGACAATCCCTACTTTGTATATGACCAAGCACCAATCGAGGGTGGCACAAGAAGCACAAGCATCATGGTTGAGCCAACTCCAGAAGTTGGAGATACTTCTGCAATCAGTGATAAAAATTACCGGATTCAGAATATGGTTGATAACAACAACCGTGTTATTGACGGAATCCGGCAACAAGTATCAGGGGCTGATCCAACCCTTCTGACAGATCCAGACTGGCAAAGTCGTTACAACGATGTAAAAGTAGCCGCAAAAAAAATCCACGATATTGTTCAAGATCCTAAGTACACAGCGGAGTATTTGCGCGACCCCAACACGGACCACGAAGCGGACTTTGAAGAACAAAAAAATGCCCGAAACAGTTTGGTTGACTCTATTAACGAGTTGATTGCATACTCCAACTCAGTGACCAGACTTTCACGGATACAAGACCCAAGAATTGGCGCAAGAAGTGGTGACACAGTTCCTCCCTTCAATGCATTTGATATTAAGTTGGATTTTGTAACGCACAGCGTTCCGAAATCCATGACGCAAGGTATTGCGGAAATAGGGCCGAAGTTTGATCCGTCTTTGCTCGGCGGCAACTCTTTGCTTGGCTTGCTCCGGAGCCGTGGTGATTTGCCACCCAAGGTGTTCAACGCAAAGTTCCGCAAGGACTCACGAATCCGTGCAGCGCAAGATCAAGTCAACTTCCGAGCCTCTCAGTTGTCCTCTGCTGTAGACGCGGAATACAAAGAGGCTGGCTTTAGCAAAGAACAACTGATTCAGTTTGTTGATGCTGCCATGAAAGACACAAGGCTGATGCCACAACTACCGCCACGAACCCGAGCGGCAGCAGAGGGTATGCGTAATGACATCGACAAAATGACAGACTTGCTGATTGACGCTGGAGCAATCAGTGGTGATCTTGCACTGTCGGTCAAAGCAAACAAGGGCTTCTACGTTCATAGGTCTTACCGGGTGTTTGACGACCCTGATTGGGCAAAGAAGGTTCCGAAAGATGTTCGGAACAAAATGAAACGCTATCTCATCCGCACAGCCAAGGCGGATGGCAAAACCATGACGGACGAGGAGGCCGAAATTGTTATTAAACAACTGCTTCTTGCAGGCCGCGAATCTAATTCACCAGTTGCTTTGCTCGCATCGGGTAAAGGTGGTGTTGTTGCTGATGTATTGAAGCGGCGCGGTAATATCCCGCAGGAACTTAGAGCCTTGTGGGGTGAGTACGACGACCCCAACGTCAACTACGCCAAGTCCATGCAAAAGATGGGACAGTTGGCTGCAACGTTCAGATTCACAAACGAAGTGGCCGACGCTGGCGCGGGTTCATTTATCTTTGACGAGGCGACTGGTGATGCCGTGATTCAGTTCCCAACCGACAAAGGTCGGTACGGTGGACTTGCCGGCAAGTACACCACGGTTGAATTTATGGAGGCGTACGAGTCCGCCCACTCACCAGAAGGCTACACAGGTGATATGGCTGCCCTCTACTACCGTGGGGTCGCTGCGGTCAAGTGGGGCAAAACCATCGGTTCTCCGATGACCCATGTGAGAAACATGTTTGGCAACGTTGGGTTTGCCATTGCAAACGGACACATTGGTATGGGTTCCATTGCATCCCTCAAGTCTGTGTATGAGGCTGCGCCGTTTGTTCAGTCGTGGAGGAGTGGCAACAAAGAAAAGGCGCAGCAGGAGTACAACCGTCTAGTAGAACTTGGGGTTGTTCAGGGTGGTAGCGTTCAGGACATCATTGATTTGATTGACCAAGCAAACGCTGCTGGAATGGATGTGCCTCAGTTCTTGCGCAAGTTGCAAGACAATGATGTAGCGAAAGTTGCAGGCAAGAAAGCGCAACAACTTATTGATGCCGCAAACCGACTGTACTCGTTTGAAGATGATGCTTGGAAAATCTACGCATTCACCTTCGAGAAGAAGCGGTACGAGAAGGCGTACACAGATGCGGGGCAAGAAATTCCTGCAAACATTGACGAGCAAGTTGCGGTGATGATCCGTGACACCTACCCCAACTACAACATGCCGGGCCGTTTGCTCCGTGCTTTGCGTCGTTCTCCTTTTGTTGGCACGTTTGTGTCGTTCCCGTTTGAGGTGCTGCGTACTGGTGTAAACCGCGCAAGAATTACAGCAAACGAACTGAACGACCCAGTCTTGCGCAAGATCGGCATGAAGCGGGCCATGGGTCAACTTGTTGCATACAACATGGGATGGGCTTTGGCTCGACAGATCACTGCCCTGCTTGGCATCGACGAGGATGAGGTCTCAGCGTTGCGAGAGATGGTTCCGCCATGGGCGCAAAACTCTCCTCTCATTGTCTACAAGAACGACAAGGGTGAGTACACCTACATTGACATCGGGTACACCGATCCGTTTGCATACTTTGCAAAACCTGTTCAAGCACTTATGCGAGGCGAGTCTTTTGAGGAAGCCATGTTTGGTTCGACAGACGGTCTAAAGCGTGGTGCTATGTATGAGATTCTTGCACCATTCATCGAAGAAGACATGGTGTTTGGGACATTGCTTGAGGTGTACAACGGCAAGACTGCGACTGGTCGCCCCATCTATGCCCGTGCCGACGAGCGTATGACCAAGATCGTGAAGATTGCCGAACATATCTTTACCGACTTTGCACCGGGTGCATACAAACAATTGCTCGACATTCCGTTGAAGATTGCACAGGGTAAGACTGACGACTACGGAAACATGTACAACTTCCGCAGCCACGCATTGTCTATCGCAACCGGGTTCAAGCAGCAGCCGATCAACCCTGAGCAGGCGTTCTCATTCCACTGCCGCACGTTTGCGAAGATGGAAATCGAGTTGCGTGGCCAGTTGACCAGAGTTGCCGGCCGGGCAGGTACGGTGTCTGAGCGGGAGTTGGAGCGCGCCTACGACACCGTTAACGCAGCGCGTGAGCAAAACTTGCAGGGCTTCATGCGAATCTTGCGGGCGGCTGAACGGCTGAACATATCAACACGCAGAAGGTCTGAGTTGATGTACTCGGCAGGCATCGCCCGAAAGCGTATTCCGGCAATGATGCGCGGGGTACACATTCCGGTTGAAATCGACACGAAATTCCTTGATCGAAACATCAGGCGTGCTGCTCTTAACAACCCTGACGCGCCCTTGGCACAACGTGCCGAGGCTCTTAAGCGTCTCAAAACATTGCGTTCACGTCAAAGACAAGCGACTCCTAGCCGTACACTCGACTAGGAGCCGCTGCCCCAAATTAGGATATGTCGCCCCGCCGTTTGCACGGACCTTATAGGGGCAAACACCAAGGGGGGAGGGTGGATTCCCCCCTTGGCGCGGAGGTGTGTCAGAACGGGACTTCGTCTTGATTCACAGGTTGTTGCGGAGCAACTGGCTGCGGAGGGGGAGATGCTTGTGCAGCCCCCTGTGGAAGACGACATCGGACACATGGCATAACCCTTCCTTGGAATGATGCCTGATCCTGATACAGTTCGATCTGACGGCCTGTCCAATTCTCAGTTTGAGGACCGAGAGCAGCGGACAAGGTGTTTGCGTTCGTCTTGTTCAAGACGAACTTTTGTTGAGATTCATTGAAGGAGATTGCGGGTTTTTGGGTTCCATCCTGCATCTGTTCGATTGACACGCTGGCAACCGTCAGAAGCCGTGGCTGTGCCACGTCCGCCGCCTTAAAATATGTTCCGGGAAAAGCATCGTTGATGTTCATGTTGAAGTTCCTTTTCAGATAGTTAGAGGTTCGTGTTCAATAGCCCAGTCAGGAAGAGAAAGGGTCTCCGGCGAGAGACTATATGCCGGATAGTTCCCAGATGCTACACACTCTGTCCATTGTGTCAACACCCTTTTGTAATTTTTTCTCCCCTGTTCTACGGCTTTCCCATCCAATAGGTACACACCTACTGCGTATGGGGGTGTTTTCTCGACTGCAATTATACAAAAACCGCAGTTTTTCTTCTCTCCGTGTTCCATGCCGTCTTTGTAAAAGGCGGCTTGCGTGTGGTAGCCAAACTTGGCAATGCTATTCGCAAACTTAAAGCCCGCATCTTGCGTGGTTTTTAGATCCACAATCATAGGTTTCTGTCGCCCCTTGCCCGGAAGCAAAAGGTCAATTCGGCCTTTGCAGTCTACCCCGGTGTCCGGGTCTCGCCAAGTCAAAGTTTGCTCCACTTTACCTTTGCGGTTAAACAGGGGTGCAGCAGCAGGGTGGTTTCGCACAGAATCCCGCATTTTCATGGCAAGATCCCAATCCTCTTGCTTGCAAATCACACGATCAGAGTTGACTTGCATGAAATCTTCGTACTCAAGTTTTCCCGCTTTTGTGCGGCGGTCAATCTTGGGCATGATTGCATACATGTCTTTGACGTATTCCTCCTCAAGGACTACTGCATGTACAAGTGAGCCGAGAGAAAGAGCATCACTTTCGTATGTAATCTCACCATCAAGGTAAGCCTTCATGTGAGCCATACTTCTCAAGCCGTACTTGATTGCACTTTGATTCATCAAAGGCAAAGCCCTGTACTGCTCTTCATCTATGTTTACTAATCCCATATTTATGTCCTCCAAACTGGGGTTGAAAGGGGTTGTACCAAAAATGGCTAGACCGTGTCAAGAGAAAAAACCAGATTCTTTTGGTTGACAGGGTAAAATAGATACTGTACCGTGTTTGCATGGACGCGACTGATATGCAAAACAAGATCCGAGAGATACGGGCGTTGCTTGCAAACACCGCTCTTCTTTCAACCAAACTAGACACTCCAGTCTTGGACAAACAGGCAGTGATGGTTCACATTCAAGCGGTTGACAACCATCTCAAACTTGCATCTCCAGATGTTATGTGCGGCTACTGCTCAGGGCAGGGCTGCCGCGCATGCAAAGAAACTGGCTGGATGAGCAAAGAGTTTGCTGCAATGCAGCCAAAAGAGTTCCATGCTTCGTGATTACCAACACCAAGCAATCGCTGCTGCGTCCAATTCTTTGTCAAGGAATCGGTCGTGCCTGCTGGTCGCGGCAACTGGTGTAGGAAAGACTACGATCTTTTGCGAAATCATTCGCAGAGCCTTGAGCAAAGGCAAGCGTGTCTGCGTCATGGCGCACCGTGATGAGTTGATTCGCCAAGCCGCCAGCCGTATTGAGCAAATCGCTGGCGTGCAGCCAGAGATTGAAAAGGCTGGACAATGGGCTAAAGGTGAGGTTCCAGTCTTCGTCACTTCGGTGCAAACCATGAATGCAAAATGGATTTTAGACCGTAGATACCAGCGTTTTCAGCCCGACGAATGGGACTTGCTCATCATTGATGAGGCACATCACGCGCTTGCGAAGTCGTACCGAAACGTCATAGATCACTTTCAGCAAAACCCCAAGCACAAAGTGATTGGGGTAACCGCTACTCCTGACCGTGGAGATCAACTGGGTCTTGGGGAAATCTTCGATGACTGCCCATTCCAGTACGAAATTGGTGATGCTGTTCGTGACGGATGGCTTGTGCCTATCCGCCAGCAGTACGTCACTGTGGGCAGCCTTGATTACTCTGAGATCAAGACAAGGTTGGGCGACCTGTGCGGGGGCGACTTGGCTGAGGTGCTGGAGCAAGAAAAGAACATACACGGCATGGTTTCACCAACCCTTGAGTTACTCAAGGACAAGAGTGCAATCGTGTTTTGTGCAACAGTGCGGCAGGCTGAAATGGCTGCCGAAGTATTTAACAGACACAAGGAGGGCATAGCAGCATGTGTCCATGGAAAGACCAGCCCAGAGGAGAGGGCGGACATACTTGCGCGATTTGCGGGTGGGTCGCTTCAATTTGTGACGAATGTTGGAGTGCTTACCGAGGGCTTCGACGCTCCCCGTTGCGACGCAATCGTAATGATGACAGCGACCAAGGTGCGGGCGAAGTACGTCCAGTGCGTGGGTCGAGCGACGAGGCCGATCACTCCACCTTTGCAGACGATGACGAAGGAGCAGCGGGTGGCGGCCATCGGGTCGAGTGAAAAACCCTTTTGCACAGTTGTTGACTTCAAAGGTAACTCCGGCCGTCACAAACTGATAGGTATGGCAGATGTTCTTGCCGGCAACAAGCCAGAAGGTGTGGTTGACCGTGCAAAAAGGATCATTGCTGACGAAGGGGTGACCGACCCAGAGGATGCTCTGCGCATGGCGGAGATCCGGGAGGAAGAGGAGAAGCAGCGCGAAGAGGCACGCCAGCGTGAAATCCTTCGCAAAGCAAAAGTCAAACTTAAGGCTGATTACCACGCCAGAGAGGTTGACCCTTTTGCACGTTTCGACATGACCCCAGTCCACCCATCAGACCCCAGAGAGCAGGCATCCGAAAAGCAACAAGCCATGTTGATGAACAATGGTGTCGATCCGACAGGATTGACGCGCAAGCAGGCTGGTAGATTGGTTGGGGACATTATGATGCGCAGGAAACTTGGCCGTCCAAGTTTCAAGCAAGAGGCAATCCTTGACCGATACAAACTTACAGCCCGATCCTCATACGAGGCAAAAGCACTGATCGACGAGATCGCTGCCGCTGGATGGAAATTACCCGATGCACCTGCTAGACGAGAACCTGAAACTTCTGTTCTTTCTAGCGAGGATGCAAAAGAGCAAAGGCCACTTCCGGAAGTGGACAGTGGACGAACTGGTGAGCGAGACATATCTGATCGCTCGCCCGGCGGTGGATAAAAGATTTGACCCCCAAAAGGGGTCGCTATCGCGGTTCCTGACGCGAATTATTATTCAGGATGTCAACTATAAGTACCGCCGTTTGCATGGTGCAGTAAGGCGGAGAATCGACGGAAAAAACGTATGGGTTCAACTGGAAAGACCGAACGAAATAGATTCCTAACCACGGGCGAAATCGCAAGCCTGTGTGGAATGTCACAGCAAACCATCATTCGTCAGATTGACAAGGGCTACCTTCAAGGCTTTCGCATCCCCGGATCAACTCACCGGCGTGTAAGCCTGACCAATCTACGCAACTGGATGGAGCAAACTGGAATAGACCAAGGAGATTTGGATGACTACATCGGGGTGGAGCCGAGTGAACAGAAACAACAGGTGTCCGATTTGCGGCAAGCCTGATTGGTGTTTGATATCTGAAGATGGGCTTGCGGTAATTTGTCCACGAACCCCATCGGAAAAACGTGTGGGTGACGCAGGGTGGCTGCACAAGCCGTCTGAGTTATTGCAAACCCCGTTGGCAAAAGTTGCTCCCCTTGAAATTCCTGACTTTGCACCACCGGCGTGGGCAGACAGGGTTGAGACATGCCATGCGGGCATGCAGGACTACCAGTGGGATTTCTTAAAGTCCAACACAGGGTGTACTGTTGAGTCTCTGCGTCGCATAAGAGCAGGGTGGTCGCAATCCAAAGGCGCATACACTTTTCCTATGCGGAACGGCAAGGGGCAGGTTTGCGGTGTACGTTTGCGCTATCCCAGTGGCAAAAAGTCTTCAGTTAAAGGTTCTCGCAACGGCCTGTTTTTAGATCCAGATGTGGAGATGCCACGGGCAGGCAGGGTGTATGTATGCGAGGGACCAACAGACACAGCCGCCATGCTCTCTCTTGGCCTTGTTGCGGTTGGCAGACCATCGTGCAACACTGGAAGCAAATTCCTGTGCGAACTGATCCCATTTGCAAATGAGTGCGTGGTAGTCGCAGACAAAGATAAGCCCGGAAGAGATGGTGCAAAACTTGTTGCAACGCAACTCGCAAAAGCCAAGCGATCCGCTAAGGTTATCGAACCGAAGGACGGCGACGATGCAAATGAGTGGGTTCAGCGTGGAGCCACCAAAGCAATTGTCGATGTCATTGCAGAGCAAGCAAAGGAGATCCGATGAAGTCAGCAGCCGAAAAGTTGCACCAAACCCTCAAACAAACAACCACGAACTTTGCGGTTGAGTTTGACATGACTGTATACGAGGTTCTTGGTGTCATCAAATTGCTTTTGCTTGAACTTTGGTACGAGCATGACCAAGAGGGCATCGGAGAGGATTTTGACGACGATGAGTAGACCCATGTACGAACAGGCGACCGACTTAGCACGAGAACACGAGATGATGTCGCATGTCAGTGCGAAGTGGGGCGTGCAGTATTACAAACTGCCAATCTCATATCGCATGGATTTTATTCTGATGAGCGCAGACAAGCCAAAGGCTTTTGCAGAGTGCAAACACCGCAACTTTAAATGGGGGCAGTACCCAGATGTGATGATTAGTTTGAGCAAAGTGCAGGCTGCCGACTCCCTGCTCAACGCAACAGGCTTACGCACAATGTTGATAGTGCGCGCCATCGACACCATTTATCATGTGTGTCTAAACGAATGTGTGGAAAATTACAACTGGCTTCAGTTTGGTGGCCGCACAGTGAATACACGCGACGACGGCGACGTTGAACCTGTCTACCACATCCCAATTGAAAGATTCGGCTGCATCGCATAGCATCGTGTAGGTATGGGCAAGGCGCAGCGTGACAAGGGCAAGCGGGGCGAGCGTGAGGTCGTAGGTATTTTGCGCGGGCTTGGCTTCCCATCTGCAAGGCGTGCAAGACAAAGCGACGGCGCGATAGATCCCGATGTCGCAGGATGTCCAGAGTTATGGGTTGAGGTTAAGCGGCGCAAAAGTATTGCAGCCATGAGGTTCATGGATCAAGCGGTGCAAGATGCAAAAGACGGAACAATCCCCGTAGTCTTCATGCGAGAAGACCACGGGGATTGGGTTGTAGCGTTCAGGGTTGTAGACTTTCCCCGCGCCGTTCAGGAGTTCTGGTACAGATCCTCCGAACCGACGACGCATCCCACGCCTTCCCGCGAGGAGCAAAGCCATTCCGAGTGAGCAAATCACAGATGGAACGCCAGCCGTATCCAGCCTCGCGCCACTCTAGCATCTTGTCAATTGCCTGCTGCTCCGATTGATTGAGTACCAATCTGGTTGGGTCTGCATCGCATAGCATCCAACCGTAAGGTGGATGCCGCGACATGCGCCTGCCCTCGGACTGGTAGCGTCGCATAGCAACGCTCGTACGCACCTGCACAAGCCTACGCTCGTACTCGGCTGCTGCGGATAACACCTGACGTATCAGCCTGCCCTCAGCCGTGTCATCTTGCACACCTTCGCGTGCAGCCTGAATGCGGAAGCCATGCTTCTCAGCATGTCGGTGCAAAGCCTCAGCCAGATACAGATCCCGTGCAAGTCGATCCATCTTCCAAACCAACAGCACACCGCCTTTTGGTGTTTGCTCCATGGCAGCCCATAGGCCGGGGCGTTCGGGATCAGCCCCGCTTTTGTGTTCGTCGCCATGCTTGCCGAGGATCGTCCAGCCGTTTGCTTTTGCAAACTGCTCACACTCTTGGTACTGGGTTTCAATTGACCCGCTCTCCCCCGGTCTGGGGGAGAAGCGGGCGTAGATCACGCATTGCATAGGAGTTTGCTCAGCACATGTTCAACCGGTATGTCGATTGAAACACCAACGGGTGACGACACGTTTGGATTGATAAAGATCGAGTTGTCACCCGCAATATCAGTCCAAAGACTGGCCGCAGGTTGTACCTCAAGAGAGGTACCAATGGCGATTAACAGATCGGCCTCCTTCATCCTGTCGTGTGCAATGGCCATCTCGGTGAGTGGTAAACACTCACCGAACAGCACAACGTCTGGACGCATGACCCCAAGTTCGGGGTCAAGTTTGTCCTTCATAATCTCGCCGTGCAAATGAATGGCAGGTTTGCCGGCACGCTCCGAGAGGTCATCGACGTTTTGCGTGATGTGGGTTGTGACCTTGTCACACTTGGCGATTGCTTCGTGTGCAGAGTTGGGCTTGAGTTCTGCAAGGTCGTCACGCCACCGTTCGTACTGCTCCAGCACCATGTCAGTGTGGTTGACGAGGCCGTGCCTGCTGCCATATATCTTGGGGTCGTGTGTTTGCCATATTGGATCGTCCATGTCCCGATAGGTCGGGACACCGCTCGCTTTGCTCAGGCCGGAGCCAGAGAATATGACAATGTTTTTTGCTTGCTTGCACATCTTGCGTGCCGTAAGCAAATCGTCATCAATTTCATAAGCGAAGTCTGTTGTCATGTCAGTTTTCCTTTGAGTAGAAGAAGAATTCTAGTTCAGGGTCAGGTCGTAAGGTTGGTGGGATTTGCTCCGCAAGACTGTCAGGTACATCTGTGTCGTACCCATCAATGTCTGTTGGGCCAGTCAACAGAATGTTGCCCATGAGTGGTGCGTTGTAGCCAATGAAGCCAGAGAGCCAGATGCTCCAGATATTGACAACCGAGTTTTGCTTGAGCAAACCCTCGTCATCCACATACACGGATAGGCCAGTGTCACCTGCTGGCGACTTCTTCGCCACTGGTACAACGGTGAACACATCACATCCAATCAAATCGTAGATGTCTTTGATGTTGTTCTTCCCAATTTGCACTTCTTGTTTCGTGCCGTTGGTGTGCAAAAGAATTGCCTTGATTGTTTCGTCAGGTTTAGAAGTCATTAGCGTTCCTCCATCTCAGCGTCCCAGTCGGGACGGATTAGGTCATTGTCAAAGTGGTCGTCATAGATATCACTGATAACAGTGATTAGAGTTCCTGCCTCATAGTTCGTGTCATTGACATCCGTCATGTGTTCGTACTTCACTCTTTGCAAAGCACGGACTTGGTTGCCAGTCAATTCGATTTCGATCTTTATCTTGGTCTTTAGAACCAGTTCATCACGGGTCATTAGCGATCCTCGTGCCTTTCTACCGTGTCTCCATACACACGGTCGTATCCGTTGATATCGAAGACCGTGAGTACGGCTTTCGCCGTACCCACGATCACTTTGAATATGGTCTGTATCACTCGCTGGCCTCCGAGTCGTCATCCCCAGACCATATTCTCGCCACACTTGTGTGGAGTTCGTGCAGTGCGATTACACGTTTGCGGTACTCATGCTGGTTCCGCTCTCCAAGTGAGGAAAGTATCTTGTCGCACAAATCAACCATCTGTTGATTCTGTGCTGCAAACTTGTTTGCATCGTTCGCAATCTTGCGGTAGTCCAACGGCTCACCTGCCGCAGCCATCCGTGCAAAATCTGCAAGTTGCTCAGCCAGTTCACCAAGGTTCTTGAACCTTGAGCCGTACGCCTTGATGATGGACGAGAGCATAAGACCGCGCTGGTCGTTCGGCTCTTTGAGGGTGCAAGCAAACTTGAACATTTGCTCCGTTTCCTCATCTGCCGGGACTGGCAGGTGTCCTAACAATGTCATTGTGCCAATGACATCTTTCCAATCGCCCGGATCACCGGTCGATTCCAATTCGGGGAATAGATCGTCTACGTCTTTTTCATTCATGCTTGCACCTCTTCGGTTTGTGGGTTTGCGGCGTTGGGTGTCTCTTCGTCGGAGACGGGGGGCAGCGAAGCGACAAGGTCGTCGAGCCTGCCGTACAGGATGTTCATCCCTTCAGTGAGTGATTGGATGTCATCACGAAGACAACGTGCTTCGTGGTAGTCAACGTCGATGCCCTCGCAATGGGACTCGGCGTGGTCGATGTACTGGTTTGCTTCACTGAGTGATGCGTCACCAATCTCGCGGATCTCGCTTGCCAAGTCCTTGACTTCGGTGTCGATACGATCCATGTTGTCTGCAACGGTGTCGGCATCGCTGTCGATGCGCTCGGCTTCACGAAGCAGGTCGCCAACGTATTCACGAATAGCAAGGACACGTCCCGGAATTTTCGGGTCAATGTCACCGCCGGTAGGGATGCCAGCCTCCTTGGAGGCAGCGGCGAGAATGGTGTTGAGTTGAGTGATGAGTTCGATATTCATAGTGGGTTCCAATCTCCCCCGAATCTCTGGGGGTTCATTTCATTACCCCCCAGATATTCAGGGGAGTGTAAGGTGTGGTTCAACCGTCGTCAATTAGGAACGAACAAGTCCCTTGTTGACGATGGAGAGGTACGCTTCGGTGAGGTCTTGCATGTCCTCGACCGGGGTGAGCAGCATGTCGTAGCGGTCACCGTGGATCTTTTGATATGTCGCTGCACGGCGAGCAGGTGAACCCAGCCCTCCACTGGAGTACATCTGGAACTTGGCCAAGGCTCTTGGCAACGGTTGGCACCACGACTCGAAGCAAAGCGTTCTGTAGAACGCTGGGTGACCCAGTGCCATCAACGCTTGCGGATCGACTCGTCGATCAGCAGGCTTGACACAGATACCTTGGCCAACGTGACGTGTCCCCGTGCCGGTGCAAAATTGGCTGTCGTCACCGGACTGGCCGATGACGGCCTCGATGCGGACGGGGTAGCCGTCGTTCTGAAGTTGCTCTGCAAGAGCAGTGGCTCGTCCCCAACACTCGGCAAACTTCTTGCCGTCAGTGCTGCAAGCAGCAGAGATGCCAACGCCTAGCGTCACCAATGGGTGGAAGGCTTCGTTCTGTTTGCGCCGCCAGTGGTACTCCGTACCGCTGAGGTAGCGGTCGATCATCGGTGACCCACCACCTGCCGCAACGGAGTTGCGTTTCCGTTTTGCATACGTCTTGGTGCGGTTGCCGGTCTTGCCGAGCAAGACCTTAGCGGCCTCCCGCCGTGCCTTGTCGTACCATTTGCGAGTCTTTTCATTGGTGCAAACGCCGCATTCAATGTCCGACATAGCATCTGCAAACCGGACACCTCCGGTGTGGAATGAGTCGCTGTAGTTTGGGTTGCTCTTTAGAGCAGCAGCCCAACCGCCGTGGCTGTTGTCGGTGTCGATGGAGAGCGTCCGCTCCTTGGTGACCTTTTGCACGAAGTCATCGACGGAGTCGAAGTATTCGAGCATGGTGTTGTCGTCGTGCTTTGCTGTGAATTGCATGGTGCAAACTCCTTATCCCCTCACCTACTGGGGTCGTAGACTCCCCCAGTAGGAGAGGGGTTGGGTTATTGGTTGGGTTGGATCACCATGATCCAACCATCGACACGGCCATGTCCAAGTCCGTCTTGGTCAGGTGCTTCCACACCTTCTTGATCTCCGTAGGAGACCAAAGCCGACACATCCGGCCGACTGTCTCACCAATGGTGAGGCCGGCGGAACGCCACTTCTGCCATCCAAGACATGTACGAGTCTGGATGGTGCGGGCTGACGAGACCCCTTCGTCCTTGATGTTTTTCCTTGCCTTAGCAAGGAGGTCGTACTCAGAAGCAAACATGCCGAGCAAGACACGCTCCATGTCGGGGTCGTAGTCGAAGTGAACCATCACACCGAGTTGCTCCCACCTAGCGACGAAGTCGGCTGACTGACGCTCGGTGTCGTAGACACCTTCGCTACCGCCCGGGCCATCCATGGCTGAGTTGCCAGTACCGATGAAGACGAAGTCTTCGTGACGGTGAACCTTGCGGTCACCAACGTTTACGTTGTCATCGAAGTTGACGAACTGGTTGAGACATGCGGTGCAACCGCTGTCTGCCTTGTCCATCTCGTCAAGGACGAGGACGACTGGCTTGTCGTATGCCCCAGTCACGACACCTTCCTTGAAGGTGCCGTCGAGGGTGGGGTTGCCGAGATACTTCTCGGGGTAGTCGTTCTTGTTGCAGCCATGGTAGATGTCCTCACGGCCAAGGATTGCAGCGACTTGCTTCGCTGCAAACGACTTGCCAGTCCCGGAGGGACCAGCGGCGTAGCACCTACCGAACATCAGAACGCAGGTCAGCATCTCGGAGAGTTGCTTGTGTGGGTTCTTGATCGTGCCATTGGCAACGGCTTGCTCGATCATCTCCTTTGCCCTAGCAAAGGGGTTGTCGGGGGATTGCTTTAGCAATTCCTGATTGGGTGGAGGGGGTGGAACCGGAGCAGGCTGGGGCTGATCCTCTGCCCCAAGGGGCATGTCAAGCGGCTCGCCGCCGAACGATGAGACCAAACGTTCCAAGAACGTTGGGTCGCCGCCGACCATCTTGAGCCGGTAGTGCCGACGTAAGTCGGTGGGGTCGGCGAATCGTTCCTTGCACTCTTCTTGCAGAAGAGCAGGCCAGTCACCAGCGAATCGGTACGAAAGTACCGCCTTGACAGCGTCACCACCGTACTGTTGGAGCCACATCTTGGCTCCGTTTGCATCATCCTGAAGCAAGAACCTTGCTTCCGGCATCCGAAGGTAGTTGTACAGCGAGGACTTCGTCCCCGAGAGGTTGCAAACCGCCTTGATGCGATTCCTAGCCTCGGTCAATTCTCGTCGGCTCATGGCCATCTCCTTGCTGCAAAGCAGCGCCAGTTTTACGGCAGCCAACGACCATCGCTGACTTGCCAGTTGCTTTCCCCTTTCTCTCAGGGGTCGTAAGACTCCCCCTGAGATAAAGGGGTATTCGGTTGTCGCCTTTTCGGCAAACCCACCACGCAAGGCAGAGCCTCACGCGGTGGGGAGTTTGCACCGTCAGTAAGTGATGGTGTATGGCGTAGCCACCACGCCGGGATGAGCGTCGAAGTAGAACTTCCCTTCGCGCCACTCGCCACGCTCACCAAACTCCATCTCCACTTCGTGGAGTGGACTTGAGGCGTAGCCGACTTGGAACTTACCTTGAGAATCAAGGTCGTTGCCCTCGCCGTCTTCGACATGCCATCCAACGCACCAATCGAAGAACGAAGTGTCGCCGATGCTATCCACCTCGAAGAGGCGGATATCGCCGTAGTTGCCCCGGACATCTCCACCTCGGTGGAGGTTGCAAGCGACAACCAAGTTGTCGCAGTACAACCAATCGGCGGAGTCAACTCCACCGTTGGACGACCAATGGTCGTCAATCATGCTTTGGGGAACCCAAAGCGAGAACAGGATTTGCTCCGCAAAGTTGTTCTCGTGGTTGTATGTGTTGTCGGCTCCAGAGCCGACTCGGACATACGGCTCGCCTTTGGTCTTTGCAAGCAAAGACGCGACCGCTGCTTCGTCAGAAGCAAAGATGAACTCGTCGCTTTCGTTGTCGGCCTCGATCTCTCGGTCTGTGACCGAGGTGATCCATGACTCCGAGTCGATGTAGACATCGGAGAGAAAAGTGTCACCTTCGGTGGTGATGATTTTTGCTTCGGACATGGTGCAAACCCTTTCTGTTCAGCAAGGCTGAACGCTGATGATCTCTTCGGTCTCGGTCATCGGCAGATTCTCTGCCGCGACAAACTTGGCATCCGTGGTGCAATCCGACTGGATTGCTACGGTCATGGTGTGTGTGTGTCCGGTGTCTCGACACCGGAGGACGATCTCAAACTCAAACATGGTGCAAACTCCGTTTGTTGAATACCGCTGAGGGGAATCGAACCCCACCAAAGGCTCTAGCCTTTGCCATGAGCGGCTACCGATCTTCGATCCATGCCAAGCCGTGGCTGGTGCCTACCGCAACGAAGTTGCCATACGCGGCTCCATTTGCTGGTAGCAAATGTGCAATTCACCCTGCTACCGTCGTGCCGCCCTTCCCAGTGGTTACCAACCACTGGAGACGTGGACTCTTTCGCTCGTCTTCGGCTTCGCCGTTTGTCGGCCAGCCTCAACGCCGTAGCATAGAGGTGTCCGGATCGCTCCGGATCGAATCGGTTTGTCGAGGTCACTTTGGTTGGTGACCCCCTCCTGTGTAGAGGAGTCGTAAGACTTCCTCCTCTACACAGGAGGGGGACAACACCCTTTGGGTGTTGAACCCTTCGGCTCAGTCAACCCAGCCTTCGTCCTCCGTGGCTGAGTATGTAGCCGCATCCAATCGGTTCAACCGATTCTCCATGATCTCCATCTCCTCCCAGCAGTGATCCATAAGATCACTGGCCGACATCACTGCTGATCCAGCAGTGACGGCATCCTCTTCGTTGATCCCTCCGACGATGTTATCGTCGTCAAGAATCTGGTCGGCTCGGTCGATTGCTTCGCAAACTCTGTTCATTGAGAACCGGAGGTTCTCGATACGCTCGGAAAGAAATTTCATTTCTTCAGTCCAGCGGTCAGGATACTCCTGACCTTGGTCTGCTTCTGATTGCTCAGCATGCTGAGCAAGGACGGCGTTGATGATGTCCAAAGCCGAGGCTTTGGGGACACGGACTGATTTTTGTGATGGCTTCGCCATGGTACAAACTCCTGCTGCTTCAGCAGCAAAATGAACTCGACCCTCGACAGCAGCAACTTTGCTGCTACCTCCCATTTCCTTGGGGGGTCGTAAGACTCCCCCCCAAGGAAATGGGAGTATGAACCCCTTTGGGGTTCAAGGTTGGCCGGGCTGACCTTGCTCCGATCCGACAGTTCAGTAGTCCCCGCTGAGGGTTTGCATGGCAAACCCCGTGCCGACTCATGGGGCTTCCCATGGGGTTTGGATACCATCCAAACCTGTGCGAAGCCTTGCGTGCGCGCGCGTGTGCATTTTGCACAGCAAAATGGCCAACCGAACGCTTGAACCACGGCCACAACAGCCCCTAGAGGGGGCTGACGCTAGATTTTGGCTGCCTCTGCTGCTGATCTGTCAAAGACAGATCCACGCCCCTGCCTGCACTACATATTACATAGCCCATGCAAATACACGGTGGATTTTGGGGTGTTAAGTTAGGTAAGACCCGATGATGGGGTTATGAGTTGTCCTGTATGTGACAAACGAACGCAGCAGGGTCTCGCAGACTGTGAGAAGCAGCGTGAGAAGTTGCAGTCCAACAACCAGCGTTTGACCATTGTGTTGGCAATCCTTGGGACATTGGTCGGCAAGGAGACGTTTGATTATGCGGTCGGGTTATCGGAATCAGTTGAGCAAGCAATCACCCAAGAAACGGCTCAGCCATCAGGCTCAAAAAGCCTTGCTTCGAGCGTACGGACTCCAACCCAAGGAAATGAGATCCTGCTGGTTCAAAGCCAGAACGTATCCCTATTTCCTGATTTACCAGCACTTACGCCAACTCTTGGTCAGCACGCTTCACTGGAGCCAATCTTTCTTCCAGAGGTTGGTCCGATGATGTTATTTGGTCTAATGCTCACGCCATCCCGCAAGAGAACCCAATGAAAAGCGCCCGCAAACGAATGAGGAAAGCAGTCTCCCTCTCCATCAAACGTGGAGAAAAGAAACCTGCTTCTCAGGGTGCTGGACTTACTGCCAAGGGCAGAGCCAAATACAACCGTGCGACTGGCAGCAACCTTAAGGCTCCACAGCCCGGTGGCGGAAAGCGTCGTACGTCATACTGTGCAAGGTCAAAAGGGCAGATGAAAATGCACAACGTCAACTGTTCCAAAACTCCAGAAAAAAGGATTTGCGCTGCTAGACGGCGATGGAAGTGCTAATGAAAGATATGAAAAAGCGTATGGGTAAAGCCATGAAAAAATTCAAGGTTCACATGATGTACAAAGATGGCAAGGCTGTGAAAGCCAACACCTATGAAAAACACTTGGCCTTGAAGAAGAAGGGCTACGGTCACAGAAAGGGATGATGTCTTTCCTGCTGTCTTTTTTGTCTGTTTTGGCTGGGCCACCAAGTGACCCCGATGCGGTGGCGATGTGGATTGATGATCTGGGTCGTTTGACTCCGTTTGGTCGCACGTTTGACGTGTACATCCAGACTGGGTTTGACCCTGACTTCTCGTACCCCAACGGAGATCCACGCCGCCCGTACATGATTGGCTGCACCCGTGGCAATGAGTCGCCATCCCGTGCATTTACTTGGATGATTCAGGGCGAGGTCTTCAAGAACCACAGACCTGACAGCGTTTACCCTTGGCTAGAGAACTGCCAAGAGTGCATCGACTATTGGAACCAAGACACCGGTATTCTTTGCCCCGGAGCAGGAGAGTATTGGGACTGCATCCAAGCCAACCCATACCAGCGTTGGATGTATCTGGGTATGAACTTCACCCCAATCAACTGGGTGTTTGAAGGCCCACAGGGATGCTGTCCACGGACGGCTGATCTGGTTGACCTTGAGTACGCATGGTGTGACTCGTGGATTCTGCACGGTCCGTTGGGCAAGAAGTACGGGAACTCACAGCAATACAAGTACCCGTTGGTGCAGCAGCAGCACAAGGATTTGATAAGCCCAAGCCCAACACTTGGCATGATTATCAAGTATTGGGAGCCGATACCAGTTGGTGAGGTTCAAGGTCAGAGGTGCTGTTCTGCACCATCACAAAATGACTACGGTGACCTGATCCGCTGGAACGCTGACGTTGATTGGATGAGCGAGAAGTGGCCGGGTTCGTTTCATATCGCTAGGTTCACCGGTCCCGACAGGTTCGTCTCTTCTGGCGTTGTGCGCTTTGCTTGTGGCAATGACCACCCGTGCGAACCATCGCCATACCAAGTCGAGTACGACGCAGACAACTCGTGTCCGTCTGACCTTAACGAAGACGGAATTGTAGGTTTTGAAGATTTGTTACAAGTTCTTGGGGATGTGGCTTCTTACCGATACCACTACCAGACAAACAACGGCTTCAATGCCATTCTCAAAGTAATTTCAAACTGGGGTGCATGTGGCTAACAAACCAACAAACCCATCGTTGTGGAGCCGAGCAAAGTCGCTGGCTAAATCTAAGTTTAAGGTGTACCCATCCGCATACGCCAACGGATGGGCTGCAAAGTGGTACAAGTCCAAAGGTGGCGGTTGGAAGAAGGGCAAGAAGTAATGAAATACGGCATGGGCGGTAAAGATATCACCGGCATGGAAGGCATGAAAAAGAAGAAGAAGGGCATGCGTGGTCGCATGAAGATGGGACTGGCTGCTTTGGCAGAACCACGGGACAAGATTACCCGTGCTGATGTGATTGCTGGTGCAAAGAAAAACAAGCGTAGAGGCATGTAATGGCACGCATGGCAAACACAGGCGGTGGACTCCGCCAATGGTTTGCTCAGAACAAGGGCAAAGGCTGGGTTGATTGCAAAACCGGCAAACCTTGTGGGCGCAAATCGGCGAAGGGTGGGTCAAAAAGACCCTACCCAGCCTGTCGCCCCACTATGGCTCAGTGCAACGCTTCAAAGAAAAAGAAGACTGGCCCGGCGAGGATTAGTTGGAAAAAAGGTGTAAAGCAGGCAAGTAAACGTGCGTGATTACAAACGTGAGTACAAGAAGTTTCACAGTAGCACAAGCGCAAGAAAGGCGCGGTCGCTGAGAGTCTTGGCTCGTCGCAAGAAAAAACTGAAGGTTGGCGACCCTCGTGAAGTGGATCACAAAACTCCACTGGCCAAGGGTGGCGGTAACGGCGCAAAAAATTTGCGTGTTGTTTCTCGTGACGCTAATCGTAAAAAGGGCAAAAAGTGAACAAAGCGGACATCAAGGCTCAGTTGACAGAACTGGGTGTCTGGAACAAATACCTAGAACTCAGGGACAAATTAAAAGGAGAGGGCTTAGAGCCTAAAGAAGCAGCAGCCAAGGCGTATGAAGAAGTCCTCTCTTTACAACCCGGTAAGAGATCCAAACTTCCTGAAAAGGCGGCTCCGTGTCCGTACGCTGAACTTTCCCTCTCTGCCCCGGCGGGTAGTTGCTCAGAGAGAGAGGCTGCGGCTTTCGTCTTTGAGTACGCAGCCGTCCCAGTGGGTTCGATACCTAGAAGTAGTGTGCCGAGCAAGGGTGCAGTTGGTCTTCTCAAGTGGGTGCAAACTTCGCCTTCTAACTCTGCAACTTTTTATTCTCAAATCTGGTCAAAGTTGATGCCTACCCGTCAACAACTCGATGCCGAAGCGCGCTTTTCCGATGATGGTAAAGAGGAACTTGAAATCCTCGCGCGCTTGGAGGCTTCGCTTGAGCGAGAAGAAACACCAGTGCAAGTGTCGGGTGTGCCTGAAGGTTCTGCCGAGTAGTGAGTTTTCTTGGTCTACTAAGAAAAATGGTAAGTCGTATCCCAACTTAATTTGCAAGGAGTGCCAGAGATGGGACAAGATGAAAAAAAAGTTCGGGATGACAAAGGAAATGTGGTGGGATCTTTGGGATCAGCAGGACGGGAAAGATCCAGTGACGCTCCAAAAGTTGGATGCAAAAACTTGCCATGTGGATCACTGTCACCGGACTGGACAGATTCGTGGCTTGCTGAACGGCTCTACCAACAGAGGTTTGGGATTTCTGGGAGACTGCGCAGAGAATTTGAAGAGAGCGATTAATTATCTCGAACCACCCGTACAACCATCTAGTCCCGACGGCGCTCCAGAAGAACCTTGACTTTCGGCGCGAGTTACTGCGATCTGCTGCTGGCAGCCCAGAAACACAGTCCGAACTTTGGAAGATGTGTAACCGAGACATCTTCTTTTACATCAATGCATTTGGTTACACCCTCGACCCTCGGCTAGATCCGGCAGCACGCCCTTTCATTTTATACCCGTTTCAGGAACAGGCAATCGACGCAATGATCGAGTCGATTGAGACTGGCCATGACCTTGCCATGGTTAAATCTCGTGACATGGGAGCGTCTTGGCTTACCACAACAGTGTTTGCTTGGTACTGGCACTTCAAACCAGACAAGTCACTTTTGCTTGTCAGTCGTAAAGAGGGTTTGGTAGATTCACCGGGCAACAGCGCAAGTTTGTTTTCCAAGATTGACTTTTTCCTAGAACACTTACCCGGTTGGCTCGCGCCGAACTACACCAGAACCAAGTTGAGGTTAACCAATGACGACAACGGAAGTGCCATCACTGGCGAATCTACCACGGGTGATGTGGCACGGGGTGACCGTAAGACCTGTATCGCGCTTGATGAGTTTGCGTCAGTGGAAAATGGTGGTCAGGTTCTCGCTGCGACCGCTGATGCAACTAACAGCCGATGGTTCATTAGCACCCCGAAAGGGTCGGGCAACGTCTTCTATGACATCGTGCATTCAGGTCGGACAAAAACGATTAAGTTTCACTGGACTCAAGATCCCAGAAAAAATGCAGATTTGGCATATGGCCCAGATGGCAAGCCTACTTCGCCGTGGTACCAAAACGAAATCAAGAGACGGACGCACCCGGTAGAAGTTGCGCAAGAACTTGACCTAGACTTTGCTGGATCTGAGTATTTATTCTTTCCCCAAGAGGTTTTGGACAAAGCCAATGCAAACATCAAAAACCCATTGCGATGTATTTCAGTGGAACATGACCACAGTGGCAGACTACTCAGCGTCTCCACTCACCCGAAAGCCCCCATACAACTCTGGGTCGAACTGGATGAGCGCAACAATCCACCAATGGACTGTGACTATGTGGTGGGTGCGGACATCGCGGCGGGTACAGGGAGCAGCAACTCTGTCGCTACGGTGGTCAGACGCAAAGATGGAGAAAAAGTTGCAGAATTTTGCACCGCAAACATGCGACCGGACCAGTTTGCTCGGGCTGTCGTGGCGTTATGTCGAATGTTCAGAGGCAAGTCCGAAACAGGGGCGTACCTAATCTGGGAAGCAAATGGCCCCGGTCGGATCTTTGGAGACGTTGTCATGGAGGTGGGGTATGGTCATATCTACTACCGCCGCAACGACAAGTCCGTTTCTGCTAAAACCAGCGACATACCCGGCTGGTACAGCACCAAAGAAGAGAAGATTGCTTTGCTCGGCAACTACCGCAGGCTTTTGTCAAACGGAAAGTTCATCAACCGCAGTCGTGAAGCACTCAAAGAGTGTTTAGAATACGTCTTTACGCAGGCTGGCGGCGTAGCGCACAGCCGATCTCGGCACTCAGCAGACCCGTCTGGAGCAAAAGACAACCATGGAGACCGAGTTATCGCAGACAGTCTGGCGGCAAAACTGATCGAAACAGCCCCCGCTCCGATGATAAAAGAGGACAAAAAGCCTGAGTATGGCACTTTGGCTTACCGGCGGAAAAACAGAAAGAACAGCAGGAAGAAGGCTAGGCAATGGTAAATATCGGCAACATCAAGGTGTCTCGCCTTATCAGCGCAGTCAACCACAGCCGCAGGAGGCTTGAGCCATACCGTGTACGAAGACTTGCTGCCGTTCGTGAGTACGTCGGCCGCAACTACTCCGATCAGGGTGCATCAGACCGTGTGCCAGTCAACTTCATCGAGTTGGCAATCAACATCTACTCGCGTCAACTTGCCTCCCGCCGGCCAGTAGTCAATATTGGCACAAAGCAGCGAGAGTTGCGCATTTTTGCAAAAGAATTTGAGTACGCGGTAAACCACCTATTGCAGGAGATGGATTTTGAAACCACCCTGCGAACCGCAACTATTGATGCTCTGTTTAGCATGGGCATCATTAAGGTGGGCATTTCTGAGTCTGCCAAACCGATGCGAGGGTTCTTGCAGCGTGCAGGACAGCCGTTTGCCGAAACCGTTCCGCTTGACGACTGGGTACACGACATGAACTCCCAGCGAATGGACGAGTGTGCTTTCATGGGAAATCGCTTTCGCCTACCGCTGCAAAGCGTAAAAGACTCGGATTTGTACAAAGACACTGAAGATTTACAAGCAGTAAGGAGATCAAGGAATAATGAAACTGGCGACCCTAAAACGTTTAGCCTTGGGAATGAAACGGCTTACGACAAAGACGAAGCGTATGAGTACGCGGAACTCTGGGAACTGTGGCTGCCGCAAGAAAAGAAAATAGTTACCTTTGCTGCTGACGATACGGGCGCGCCCCACAAACTAATTCGAGAGGTGGACTACAAAGGCCCAATCGAAGGGCCATACCACTTCCTGACGTTTTCAGATGTACCCGGCAACACCATGCCTTTGCCCCCAGTTGCAACACTGATTGATTTGCACGAACTTGGCAACACTCTGTTTCGCAAACTCGGACGGCAGGCAGAGCGGCAAAAGGACATTGTGGGCTTCCGTGGGTCTGCCGAGGGTGATGCAAAAGCCCTGCAAAACGCGGCTGATGGCGAACTCATTCGCATGGATGACCCTGATGCCCTCAAAAGTTACAAGTTTGGCGGCATTGACCAGAATACCTTGGGCTTTTTGCTCCAGACCAAGAACCTGTTTACATACTTTGGCGGCAACCTTGACACTCTTGGTGGGCTTGGCGCACAGTCTGACACGGTTGGGCAAGACAAAATTATTGCTCAATCGGCTTCAAACCGCGTGTCCGACATGCAATCACAAGTGGTTGACTTCGTCAAAGAGGTGTCCACTGCCATCGCGCACTACTTGTTCCAAGACGACATGGTTCAGTTGGAACTTGAAAAATCAGTCGGCCAGTCTGGACGCATCAAAGTGCCGTTTGTATTTGATAAGTCCCGGCGTGAGGGCGATTTCGTCAACTACGTTATCGAAGTCCAGCCGCACACTTTGCAGCAATCTACGCCCGGTATGAAGTTACAGGCACTAACGCAAATTATGGGTCAATTTATCAACCCACTTATGCCGATGATGCAACAGCAAGGCTTGGCCGTCGATGTTCGTGCCTTGGTTGGCATGCTCGGAGAGTTCACGCAAATGCCAGACATTGGACAGTTGGTTGTAGACTCCAAGCAGGGCCAGCCGGTGCAAAGTGAAAAAGACCAAGCCGCAAACAAGAACGTAAACAAGCGCACTGAATCAGTCAGAATTAACAGGCCCGGTGCTACACAGCAAGGGCAAGATCAAATGATGAGCCGCTTGTTGTTGTCTGGTAAAGGCGTGCAAGAAAGTGAAGCCGCCTCAATAATGAGACCGAGTGAGTAATGCCAACATACTGCTACGAAAAGCCTAACGGCGAAATCATTGAAAAAATTATGACCATCTCTGAGATGGAGTCTTTTGACGAAAACCCTGTTCTTGACGGTGAAACTCTTAAACGTCGGGTAGATGTCGAAATGCGTGGCCACAGTGATGTTAACGACGTATGGCGACAGCCAATCATGTCTGAGGGTGCTGGATGCCACCCATCACAGGTTAATGAAATGAAACAACACGCCGCCAAACATGGGGTCAACACTGACTACACCAAGGATGGGCGGGCAATCTTTACGAGCCGGGCGCACCGTGCAGCGCACCTAAAGGCTTTCAACATGCACGATAGGAACGGCGGCTATGGCGACTGAAGAACAAAACATTGAGGCTGGCGAAGGGGAAGAAGTTGTCGAAGAGGCAATGACCCCAGAAGAACAGTTAGAGGATCAACTGGACTTTGACGATCCAGATGACGACATTCAACAAGAAGCACTTGCTGATTACGTTGAAGACAAAATGTCCGACGACGACGACTACGACTTAGAAGACGACGTTGATGACAGTGACCAAGATATTGAGGATCTTCTTGATGTGGCTCTTGATGTTGGTTTGACTCCAGAGGACATTGACGAGTTGGGGTCGCTAGAAGCGGTTGAAAACTACATTTCTATCGCTCAGCGTCAAATGAATGAGGTTGAGGCTGACGAAGAAGAAGAGCGCCCAGACTTCTCTTTGGACTACGAACTACCAGAAAACACCCCTGACAACGTCAAAGATGCAGTTCAGGGGCTGGTTTCTAAACTCGAAGAAAAACTCGCGGGCTTTGAGCGCGTGTTTGGAGAGTTTGAAGATATTCAAGAATCTGCCCAAATTGAGCAAACAGAGGCTCAGTTCGATCAGATGATTGAAGATGTGGGTTCTAATTTTTCAGGGCTGTTCGGCTCTGGACCCACTGAGGAACTGAGCGACGATAGCCCTTTCCTCGAAAACCGAGTCCTCTTGATCGAGGAAATGAACGCCCTTGCAGCCGGTTATGAAGCGCAAGGGCGAGATGTGCCTGATGAGGGTGTCCTCATGCAAAAGGCAATCGCCAGTGCGTTCACACAAGATCGAGATGCCTTGGCGGCACAGCAAATGCGCAGTGCCATTGACAGTCGCCGTGATGCTTTCACTGCATCCCCGACCCAACGACGCGGAAGAGCCATGTCCCCAGAGGCGGCTGCGAAGCAATCGGTGAGGTCGTACATGGAGCAGGCTGGATTGCTGAACGGGATTGATGACCCCCAAGACTTCTAACCCTAGAGAGGTAATCACATGGCTCTACAAGCCGCACAAATCGCTGATTTGATTACCGTGACTCTGCGGGATCTTGGTCGTCTGAAGTTTACTGAGATTGCGTCTACCCTTACGGATTACGTCGCACTCCCAAACATCCTTCAGAAGTACAAGGTTCAGTACCAATCTGGTCACGGGATTCAATGGAACGTCATGTTTGCGCAGTCCGATGCCGCTAAGAACGTCGGCCTGTACGAATCTGACAACGTCAACATCGCAGACATTATGACCACGGCAAACATTCCGTGGCGACACTGCACAACCAACTACGCTTTCGAGCGTCGTGAAATCCAGATGAACAGCAATCCTGCACGGATTGTTGAACTTGTCAAGACTCGCCGTGCAGACGCGATGTTGTCACTTGCTGAACTGATGGAAACCAACCTTTGGACTTCCCCATCTGCTTCAAGCGACACTCTTAAGCCTTTCGGTATCCCGCACTGGATTCAGGCTCCTACCGCCGGCCAAGAGGGCTTCCTCGGTAAAAACCCATCAGGGTTCTCAGACACCGCTGGTATCAACTCTGAACTTGAGAAGTTCTCTGGATGGCGAAACTACGTCGCTGCCTACTCGAACATCAACAAGACTGACTTGATTCGCAAGTGGCGTAAGGCTGCTGTCTTCACTAACTTTAAGTCTCCTGTTCCACACGCTTCCTACAACACCGGCAACAACTACGGCTACTACACCAACTACGCCGTCATCGGTCGATTGGAAGAGGTGCTTGAGGCCCAGAACGACAACCTTGGCAACGATATTGCTTCCAAGGATGGACTTCTGCAATTCCGTCAAAACCCTGTTGTCTATGTTCCTAAACTGGACACAGAAACTACTAACCCGATTTACGGCATCAACTGGGGCGTTCTCAAGCCCGTCTTCCTGTCCGGTGAATGGATGAAGGAAGAGGGACCGAACAGCGTTCCCGGTCAACACACCACGTTCCAAGTCTTCGTTGACTGCACTTTGAACTACATGTGTACTGATCGCCGTCGTCTCTTCCGTCTGGAAACGGTATAAGGAAGGAATGATTAATGCCTGTACGTTATGATTCTGGAATGGCTGGGGGCTTTTCGTTCCCCATCATCAACCCTCAACGACAATTTCAGTTGTTTGAGGACTTCGTAGGCGCATACAACATCGCTGACGCTGAGTCAGTCGATATCACCAACGCAACGTCCGGTACTGTCACCATCGACACTACCACTTCGTCGCACGGTGGCTGCTTGTTGTTTGACGCTGGTGCAAGCACTGCTGCACAAGGTGTCCAAATGCAAATGGACTCTGGCATCGTTCTTGACGAAGCCAGCGACCTTTTCTTTGAGGCACGGGTTCGTTTTGCAACAACTGCCGGAACTACCTTGTTCACAGATGAAATGTTCGTCGGCCTTGCCGAAGAAGACAACACTGTGATTGCATCAAGCAAGTTGAGTGACATTGGTCTGGTTGGATTCACATCTTGCTCGGCTGACAACACTTCTGACTTGGCACAACCTACCGCTGGCTTTATGTCTGTGGTTGGTTCACCTGCTGCCTCTAGCACTGCATCCGGCTCTGCCGATGCTGTGAAAGTGAACACTGCCGCCAACGCTGGTGTCGGTGTTGATGATTACGTCCGATTGGCGTTGGTCATCCGCAACGGTGAAGCGCAGGCTTTTGTGAACGGCGAAAAAGTTGGCTCCAAGGTTTCGACTTTGCCAACTTCGCTGCGATTGAAGCCAACATTTGTGTGCCAAGCAGACGGCTCTACTCAGGGCAAGTTCTTGCTTGACTATGTGCTTGTGACTTGTTCACGTTCTTCAACTGCCCTCTAATCTAGGAGTCTGATATGCCGAACTACAAAGGCAAAAAGTATTCCTACGATGCCAAGGGTAAATCCGCAATGAAGCGGGACATGATGGCTGACGCAAAAGGGGGCAAGACCTCCAAGAAGAAAGCCATGATGGACCGACTCAAAATGCTGAAGAAAAAGAAGATGTGATGGATTGGCAGATCCCACTTGCGATTGGCAACATAGTTGTCGTAGTAGGTGGGGTGGTCTGGGCATTTGCGAGGCTTTCTGCAAGTATGGCAACTTTGACAAGGAGCATTGAGCGTCTTGACAGCACAGTTGAAAACCTTGCGAAGCACAGTGTGGATCATCACATTCGCATCTCTGCTCTTGAGTCTCGCGTCCTGCAAGACCAGCCCGCTGATCCCTGATGTTTCTATTTCGGAGGTGGCAACGCCTCCCCCTTTACAAACCCCCCTCGACCCACTTGTGTGGGTCGGGGGGATTTCAATACTGGGCGGATTGGTGCTAATGACCGTGACTCGGTTCATTGGCCTGCCGCTCAGGGGCGCACTTCCGATGATTACAGGGGTGGGCTTAATTCTGCTGGCGTTCATCGTAGAACGCTATGCGGACTACATCCTGCTCCCCACGGCGATAGCCAGCGGCGTGGTGGCAACAGCAACAGTTCTTGGTTCTGGCTGGAAGTTATGGAAACACCGATGGATACTATTTCCTCTTGGCTCGACTCGTTCTTCGCCAGCACCGGAGCATTCTTCTTCTTCTACGTCCTCGGCGGAGTGACTGGTCGCCCGCTTTATGACTGGGTGATGAGCAAGGTTCGCTAATGAGCGCAAGGCGTGTTACAACCTTTTTGCCCTGTGGGTATTCGTCTCAAGTTAACTGGTCTCCAGATAACTTGGACTCTTCTCTTTTGTCCCTGTGGTACAAGGCTGACACCATTTCTGGTTCAGACGGCGATGCCGTTGATGCATGGTCTGACTCAAGCGGTAGCGGCAACAACCTTGCTCAAACTGCACCACAACGTCAGCCAACACTACAAACAGAAGAACTGAACTCATTGTCTGTTTTGCGTTTTGACGGAGCAAACGACCTTATTACAGACGGCGATATTGATGATTTGGATGTAGGCACTGGGGACGCTTGGCATGCTGCGGTTTTCAAATCAACCAATACTGGCGCACTCCAAGACATTTATTGTGCAGAAGCAACTAAATTTGGTGTGCGAGTGACTGCTAAAGGTGCTTTGGTTTGCGCTATTGGCGGCGGCAACATGCAGCAAAACAGTGGCAACTGGACAAGAACAGGGTTTCTTGTTCTTGTTTGCAGAAGAAATTCTGCTGCATGCATTGGAACAATCGACGGCACTAACATGAACACGCTTGGCTCTAACACCGTCAGTTTGAGTATGACTGAGGATTGGACTGTGGGTGCGAGAGGGCTTGGAGCGGGCTTGATGAACGGAGATGTTGCCGAAGTTTTGGCAGGTGCCGGATCTTTGGATACAGCCACTTCACAAATTCTTGAGGGCTACTTGGCACACAAATGGGGACTAGATGGCAACCTTCCGTCAGATCACCCATACAAATCAGAACCACCGAAAGCGTAGGTAAATATGAGTTCAGAAGTTTATGCAGTAAAGATTAGTGTTGATAGTGGTGCAAGCACGGCCACTACAAGCGACGAACACTTTGGGGCGGTTATTTCCGTTTTTGCGGATAACAACATCAATGGCAACCGCACTTTGTCCTCAATCACAGACAGTAATGGTCTGAACATTTTAGGCAACGCAACGCTTGCTGCAATTTCTTCTTCTACTGGCACAGCGCAGTACGAGCAAACAGAAATGGGCGGAACCGCTGTCCAAGGGACAATCACTGTAACTACAACAGACTCAGCAGGTTCTTCAGGAACTCTTGACGTTTACGTCTACATTGCACCATGACCCTTGCACTGACACATGATGATATAAAGATTGAGGTCGCGCACACGCTGGGCATTGCCACAGATGATGCTGTTTTGCCACGAATTATTTCTCGTGGTTTGCGTCAATTCTACACCCCAGAACCTCTTCCGGGCGAACGAGTATCTCACCGCTGGTCATTCCTCAAGACTGAACAAACTCTTGACACCATTGAGCCAACCCTTGCCACAACTGTCACGGTGTCAAACGGCAGCGCAAACATTACGCTCACGGCCGCGATGGATTCAACTGTCACAGCCGATTCAATTTCGCATGTGTCTATTACCGCAGCAGATGGGAGTGTTGCAAAATATTTGGTTCAAACAGTCACCAACACAAGAGAACTGGTTCTTTCCTCAAACTATCTCGAAGGTTCAGTAAGCGGAGTAAGCAGGTCAATCACGGTTCACTTCAACGGAACCTACGCCCTGCCCGCTACATTCGGTGGCATCGAGGGTTTGATAAGTTTCGACAGTTTCTTCGGGACAGATCCTCAACGCAGTGATATGAGCATAGAGGTCACGGACATTACAAAACTTCGTGACAAATTCCAGTACCTAGATGACCGTGATGACAAGCCTTTGTCTGCCGCAGTTTTTACCACTGGAGCCGGGGATGCATCTACAACGGCCGGCACTGGATACCGGATTCAGATTTACCCAATTCCAGATGCCGTATATCGCCTTCGGTTTCAGATGATTAACGAGCCTGACAGCATTACCGGCAACGAGATACCACTGGGCGGTCAACTTCACACTGAAACCATTCTTGCGTCCTGTCTTAGCATTGCAGAACAAGTAATTTTTCCGTCCTCTCCACACCGTTACCGCGAACACTACTTGGCTCGTTTGCGTGCAAGTGTGGAACTAGATCGTCAAGCCTACACCACCGAGAATCTTGGGTACAACGGAGACCCCTCGGATCATAAATTTACTGACGCAAACTTCAAACGCATCCTTCGTAGGCCGGATGTAAGCGTCACAGTCAATGGGACACAATACTAATGTCTGGACACAATATTGTTTCACAACTTACTGAGTCAGCCGCCGCTGTGAACGGGCTTGACTTGGTTGCGCCGCTTATTTTGGTAGGCAACGGCGCGCCTAACAACAGCGGTGCGAGCAAGCACGACGCATATCTCTACCTGCGACTTGACGGCAGCGCGAAAAACGAAGTTCTGTACGTCAACCACCAGCCCGGTGGCAGCGACGACAGCGTTTGGACCGCTCTTTCTGACTAAGGAGTAAGTCATGGCAACCAATATTGCAAGGCCAACAACTGGTCTGGGGACTGGTCTGTACGCTACAACCGGCGACGCTGTTATTTCAGCATCCGGCTCTGAGTTCGCTATAAAAGCGTTTCAAATCGATTTGTCCATCAATGTTCCGACTGTTGAGGTAACGGGTAGTGGCGACACTGCTGCAACTTTCATCACCGGCAAAATATCAACTGGCACTTTTAGAATCCAAGGTGCAATGGTCGTTGACGTTGCAATGGGTATTGCAAATCTTGTTGCTCAAGACACAGCAAGTGGTGGTAACGGTGCTGCGGTTCTAACACCAGATGCAAAGTTAACCGTTAATTTTGGTGGTCACGTAAACAACAATTTGACTGATGAGCCGGTATACATTGACTCCATCCAGATACAACACCAAATCCGCCAAAGTGCTATTGTTGGCGTGGTAATTAGTGGAAGGATAAGTGGTGTCGCAATTCCGTGATCTAGAAGATCAGTTTGAGCAGTTAAAGGATATAACCCCAGACATCTTCACACTGCCTTCAGAACTTCCTATGCCGGACGCAACCCCGGCAGAACAGCCGTCTGACCCGCCGCCGCAACAGACGTTAGAGATGCCTTCTCAACAGCCGTCTGAGGTGCCGACGCAACAGCCGTTTGAAGTGCCTTCTCAACAGCCGTCTGAGATGCCGCCTCCAACTACCTCTGATTTGCCGCCGCAACAGCCGTCTAACCTGCCGCCTCCACTTCCTTCCGACTTGCCGCCGCAACAGCCGTCAAACCTGCCGGGCGGCGGTCTACCAGATTTTTTTGATATTGATCGTCAGGCAAGACAAATACGACAGCAGGAGCAAGACCCGGAAAGTTTGCTTGAAGCAATTCGAGAGTTGCCTGACCGCATTGCAGAAGCGCTGAGGAATGGTTAATGGGCGTGCTTCTTACTGGTGTTGCAAGCGGTGCATCTGCTAGTTGGTCATCGTCGGTAGGCGGTCGCAACTCTAGGGTGCGAACCGCCTACTACCAGTACGAGGTAGGCACAGAAGAAGAAGTCATATTGACTGAGGCTAAGGATGCATTTCTTAACTTCTTGATTGAAGACTCGTCCCATCCAAGGCGTATCCAATCTGACCTGCACGGCGTGGACTACCTCTATGTCATGCTGGACAACATTTCTGCAAAAGTCATAAAGCCCGGTATTGTTGCTTTGCAGGCTACCTACGGCGGTAGTGCACAGCAGCCCCAAACAACTGGTATTTCTTCAGACACAGTGATGATTTATACAAAGGGCGCTGTAGACGCTCTTTATGGTGCTGCGCAGGGCGGGCCTTTTGGTTTTCCTGACGAAAGTCTGTTGAACCAAGTTCAGGGCGAAGACCCATTGAACATTAATCTTGAAGTTCACAGAATTGACGCATTTCAAAGAACACCATTTACACGCGGTCTCATTTCTTACAAACCAACTATATTGGACTACAGAGGTGCGTTAGCACAAGGTTGGGCTAACGTCGTTGGCAAGACAAATGCTAATACCTTTATCTATTATATGGGAGATGACTACGGACCTCTATTTGCTGCTCCAAATAGAGTTCGTCTTAACGGCTTGACCACTGTCCCAAAACCTTTAATTTCTAAAGACAAAGGCATTGCTTGGATGACGCAGTTTGATTTCACAATTTGCAGCACCCAGTTTGTAGACCAAGCAATTGAAGTCAACGAAGAAGAAACCTCCGAAGGGGATACTGAAAACGTAGGCAAGATTATTTATCTTGACCAGTACCAACGAGTCCGATTTCCTAACTGGTACACGCCTTGATCCAACCATTTAGCCAAGAGTTTGAACGCGAGTTCAACAGAATAAAGTCAATTGTCGAAATGCTCGATGCACGAATGCAAGAGATTTCTAGATTGCAGGGCAGCATGTACGACCGCATCAACCAAGAAGCGGCACAACTGCAATTTGCGCTGTTCTGTGATGTAGTAGGTGGTGAAAAAGGAGAGGTCTACGATTTAGAACCTGCGTTTGATTTTTATGGCGTTGGTGATGTAGGGGACTTCGACAAAAAAATGGAACTTGTTGGAGCACCCCAATATGTTGTTGATGAATTTAATGATGATGGAATAGTCAAAGCAAAAAATTGTGTTGACCATCGCTATAACGATGAGAATGGCTCTACTAATTTGCATGGTGTTCTTGCACCAATCTCATCAGACAGCGGATTGTCTGGTCAAGTTGCAATCTTAGATATTGCACCTGCAGCAAAACTGGACGGTGAAGCAACCAAAGGCCCGGGCAGCGTCTTAGCAATATTTACAAAGACACCCGAAAACGGTGTGCATATTGGGTTCTATGCAAAAAATGACCTTGACGTTACTTGCGGTACAGACGCACCTATTGCAGCGTTTTCACGCAACGGTAGACGCAAAAAGTTCTTCCCGATAGAACGGACAAGTGGATGAAAAACCTACTACTGGCTTGCTGCGATTGCTCGCCTCGTGAAATACCCTGCAAGCAGTGCAACTCAAACAGATGTGTGTGCAACCCATCTGAAGAAAGCAAAAGTCAAATACCAGTAACCTCAATAAACGTTGAGGTGTCTAATTTGTCTGTTGGTGTTGGAACATCCAGAGGTGCGACTGATGTTGGCTATGCACATTTTTGGGCTAAAGAATTACAGGAGATCAACGAGAATGGTTTGACTGGATTGAAGAACAGGCCCGTATTAGACAACAACAGTTATCTTGGAAACGGATCGAGGTACGGAGATGCTTTTGGGTCTGGAGATTATAAATCAAAATTATCTGGATGCAGCGTTGGATCTCGGATTGGGGTGACTCCTGAAAGTTATAGTCCTTTAGATATACCTTGTGTCCCTCCACCAGACAACAGCAACCCCGATCAGGACTTAGTGGCTGCAGCCTGCGAATGCCGTGTTCGTGAAGATAGCGAATGGCCTTGCAGAGATGTTTGGTGCGACTATTTTGTAAACCTGCTTACCCAAGGTTTTGCGCCGCAACAAACTTGGAACTGGCATCCAGATAGTTGCTCAGACCAAGACCTTGGTGGAACAAACATGACTTTGGAGTTTGATTGGCCTTGCAAGGAAACTGAAGCAGCGTTCGACCGAGCACAAGCCAAGTACGATTTTGGTCAAGCACAAAAGGCAATTGCAGAGGCTTTCTGTGCAAACAACCCAGACGATGAAAAGTGTGGTAGTGGGGAATCTAACTGCCCTGCTTTGTGCCACCCTGCAGCCAAAGAAGAGATTGGCGCACAGCCTCCTAGTCTTGTGCCTTGTATTGAGACTTGCCCAACGCAATTTCCTGAAGCAGTTTGTGATTACTCCAAAGAAGTAAAATATCCGACTGGAACTGTTGAGCCTTTTGGCGATTTCGTAGAGCAAGAAATCGGTTGCGTTAGCGATTTAGATGGAAAAGAGGGTTGCTATTTTCTTACGAAACCAATTGGGAAAAACTATTCGGCAAGAATAAACTGCACCCATCAGTGTGGAGCGGGGTGTGAAGGCCAGCGGTGTTGCGACATTGATTGTTTTGAAGAGGGTTGCTGCGACCAATTGCTCTACAACCCGTTGACTGGTGAAACAGTTGAATACAACGAAGACGGCTGCATTGTTGATGAGAACGGCAACTCAATTGGTGGATGGAAAACAGAGCCAAACGATCTTGGCGAATACGAAAGATGCAGCAAACCACCGTGGCCTTGCGTCGATGAAAATGGAATCACGATTGCAGACGGCTGCAGGCGCGATTTAGAAAACGGGGGTAATCAAGAGTGTAACGGACAAGATTCTTGTTGCCCCTCCGGGTCGGGGCCGATTGGTGGAGATGTGCGTTCGTGGGAAATACCTCGACTGATGCACCCTGAACTTTCCATAAGGTCTTTCGGTACTGTAAAGCCGCCACAAGGCATTTACTCGCGTCACTGCCCAGACACTCTTGATCCTTTTACACCTCGTTCAAGTCGATTCCAATCTCCAGAAAAGTGCAGCAACCTTAACGCTCCAACTGTTGACGAGTGCAAAGGTGGGCCACTATTTACAGATTGCGAGTATCCAGACAAACATTGCATATGGCGCGATGACCACAACCCTCGGGGCATGATTTGCCATAGGGGTATATGCACGCCTGCAATCAGTTGGAACGGTGGCGACCCTTTTCATGTTTGCAATCCTGACGATCCATTTCCAGCCACGCACAATCCCGCTTTCTGTGGCGATAATCCTTGTGAAGATTTAATTCTGATCGAGAACGATGACACTGGCGACCCTCGGGGTTGCGACAGGTCTGGTTGTTGGCCTGATTGCCCAAGAGATATAACAGTAACGTGTTCTGACTGTTACCCAAAGTGCCCAAGCCTGCCAATGTCTTTCTACACCACTGGTACAAATGAGTACGAAATGGGTCTGCAACATGTTTCTATTGCGTGCAAACCAGTGATGCTTGAAGATGAATACACCATTTGGGACGGCGTGTTTAACGATTGGTTCTCTTGTGGTGAGGGACCGCCTCGGCAACTTTACAACTCAGGCAGTGCGTTTGTTGTTGCTACAGAGTGGGCAGGTGGAGGCGACGCTGTTATTGATACCAACCAAATAGACAGGACTGGATCTGGCACTTACCAGTTGGCGCAAAGCGAAGAGCAAACAGACACCAACTGCATCTTCGGTACTTACGACCGATTGGTTGGTGGCACTGGCTGGATTGTTGGTGGCCCCGATCTACCAAACGTAGACCCTGCACAAGCCAAATGCACTGACTGGGCAGACGTTCATAGATCGTGTTACTACGACCATGTGGGTCCATTTACTGGTCCGCCAGATTGTTCTAATCTTGCATCACAGCGAGTATCTGTTGAGTACCGTGCACCTTCTTCTATTCCTACGGTGTTTATCACATGAGCCAAAAAGACTACTCAATTGACTATATGGTTCCCATGTCAACCATCCCCTGTTCGCAGTGGGAAGACATTGAGTCTAGATACCACGGCAAATGCAAAGCCGGGCTGTTTGGAGGTGCACCCTCTAAGGGCACTTGCACAATGAAGTGTGCAAACTTTTTGTCCGAAAACCCAAAATTTGACCGCGACCAGTACGCTGCGGACATGACTAGATATGGATACAGAATTATGGAATACCCTCACAAAGGACTAGGCGATTTTGTCCACTACGCAATCAAAATCCTGACTCTTGGACTTGTGCCAATGTGTTCTGCATGCAGCAAACGGCGAGCATGGCTCAACATGGTGTGGTTCAAGTTCTTTAGGGTGCTGACCGGTGCAGGACGGCTTACGCCGCCTCAAGGGAAAATGTGGACCCCAGACCGACCAGACGCAGTGCCGCCGCCAAACGTGGCTCACCCGGATTCCTCACACTTCAGCAGAACTGTGAACGGAGTCACCCCTTTCGACAAGAAGCCCTGTGCTCCTTGCGAGGCCAAGCGTCGGGCTGAAGCCGCGCAGAAAGGCAAAATGGTATGACTTACGAACATAGGGGCGAGGTAAAACCCCGCTTCTCTCTAATCAACCTAACCGCCGAAGGTGAGACTTCCGATGCTTTCTTTGCAGGATCGTTCTCTTTTGGGAGTTTTGTGCTGCTTGCTGACCCTGACGAGGGCAGTGGCACGCTCGGTTCGGCGACAATTAGTTTGGAAATTACGGTAGATGGGGAAAACTGGGCAGACCCCGACTACTTTTATGGGCCACACCTCTATCTGTCTGGGGGTCGCCCTGCTTTGATAAATGTTGACTTGCGTGGCATTTTTGCCATGCGGTTCAAAGTTACAAAGGCTGATGAAGATGCGGACGCAAAAGCCCAAGTCCGTGCTTACATGCAGCATATGGGATGACTTATGGCAACACTTAGATGGGCTGGCGGTGCAGCAGCCGTACGACAAATTGCAACCTTGACACCCGGCGGCACAATAGAGGCCGATGATGTCTTTAACGTCACTCTTACTGACGAGTCAAACGTAAGCCAGACTGAAGCCGTGACTGCAGGAGGAACATCTGTTGCTGCAGTCTGCGATGCAATAGTTGCCCAGTGCTCTGTCTCTACGCAAACATTGTTCAAAAAACTCAAATTCACTGATAGCACTAGCCATGTGACTGTCTCTGCTCGAATAGCCGGAGTGCCCTTTTACCTGTCTGAAACAACGACTGAGGCTGGTGGTGGTGGACAAGACAACCAAACTTTTGCTGTTTCAGTTACAACCGCTAACCAAGGGCCAAACGATTTTAACACGCTTGACAACTGGGTTGAGTCTGATGGCACCGCACCTAGTGCTGTTCCAGCAACTAATGACACAGTTCTTTTTACTGGCGGCAACCATGATCTGCTGTACGGCTTGTACAACCCAACCATTGATTTACACACGCTGCGAGTGAGCAAAGGCTATTCAGGCAGCATTGGTCAAAACAGTCACCCACTTGATATAAAAGTTGAAAGCACATCACCAGACGGCAGTGGCAATGTTGAACCTTTCCTAATTCTTGGTGGAAATTCGAGACGGATTGTTATTAAGTCTGCTGCTACAAATGTGCTAATCACAAAAAACCTTGGCACAATTAAAATTACTCAACGCAATGGTGAAACTTTGCAAATGATTGGCCCTGAAGTTGGCGGTCGAATCGACATCGACGGCGGGGGTATGACAGGCGGCAAGAAACAAATCA